CCTTGACCTGCTCCTGATAGAGCGCTTCCTGCCATTTGCATACCTTCGTTATCAGATTGCTGCATTAAACCTCCTGCTAACATACCAATGCCGGCAAGTCCTGCGGTTCCACCGGCGGTAAGACCGCGACCTACAGTAACACCTCCTTTTGGTGCTCTTCCGCCACCTGGCATGAATTGACCGCCTTTATAAGTTGTACCTTTATTAAAGAATGCTCCACCAGCTCCAGCTCCTCTTGGTGCAAAGCCCATCATACCAGCTCCAGCTGCGCCAGGTGCTCCTGCCATCGATACGAACATCGGGGTTGCTGGTGTTGCTCCTCTTAATTTACTCGCTAACATCATCCCAGCTAAAGATGCAATACCTACACCACTTGTAGCAAATCCTATAATAGTTTTTAAGAATTTACTTTCTGATAAACCTGTAATAGCGTTAACTAGTTTATTAAAGGTAGGTTCAAAATCTTCAAAGAAATCCACGAATGCGCTTTTTAACTTACCTACAGCATCTTGGAATCTTTTAGCAATATCTTGTTGCTGCTGTAGCTTTAATAAAGCGTCTTGTTCTGATTCAGCTTCACCGTCTTCTACCATTCTTCTAATTTCTGAGGCTTGTTCTGCTGTTAAGTCTCTAGCTTCTTCTCCTAAACTATTTAAGAGCTCTTGCTTTAATAGCATCTCAGACATTGCATCAGAAGATAACCCGAAGGCTTGTGCCATGGATTCACGCTGGATAACGTTCATTCCTTCAAACTCTGCTAAGGTACCTACCTGGCTGGCTAATTCTTTAGCTAATGCTAAATCATCTCCTCTTAATGCTGCAGATCGAGCTCTTTCTAGATTAAGCTCTTTACCGGTTAGTACTTCAGCTTCTAATTCTTTCTGAATAGAGCCTTCGAAATCTAATAAAGAACTTGCTATACCGCGCAATTGGTCAAAAGATACCCCTAACTTCTCAGTAGCTACAATAGCTTCACCGATTGCTTCAGGATTTCTTCTTAGATTTAGTAGAGTTGTTGCTGATAAGTTTTTTACTTTCTCTAATGCTGTACCCGTTGAAATAAAGAGGTTGTTATTTTTACCAGCTTGAGATACGCTCTCTGCTAAATTACCAGCAAAGTCTTTAGTGCTCTGTCCTGTTGTTCTTGCTAAAGTTTCTAATTTAGCAGCTGCTTCAACAGATACTCCCATGTACTCGGTAGTAAGTATAAAGTTCTCTAATGTTTCTCCGCTAAATTCAACTGTGGTACCTAATGCTTGGTTGAGCTGTCCGTTAGCGGCAATAAGTTTTTCTGTAGTTATTCTAGAATCTTCACTGGCTGTAGCAAATTGATCAAATCTTTCAGCAACACCTCTTGCTGAATCTATCCCTAGTCCTAATTGTTTGTTTAAATCACCTGCTCTTTTACTACCAGCAATTAATGCTCCAACGATAGCAGTACCGATGGTAAGAGCGATTTGCTTAGATAGAGCGAGAGTACCTGCCATTTTAGCTTGAAAAGGACTAGCACCATCTTCTGTTGCTTTTCTTGCTGCTCCTGCGGCTCTTTCAAATGCTGGAGCTATTTGGTTTCCTATCAATGGGATCTTACCAAGAATCTTCGCCATTTTCTCAAACCCTTCGCCTGCGTCAACTATCTTTTGAGCTTGATCGGCGATTGCTTCCATGCCGGTGGCAGATGATTTGATAGTTTCTTCTGTGGCTAGTAGACCTTCTAAAGCAACAATAATATCGTCTTTATAGGCACCAGAAGCATTCTTAACTTTTTCCATTAAGATCGCTCGCTCTACATCAATTCTCAGTAATTGCTGATTGAGATTTTTGACTTCGGATTGAATTTTTTGCTGATTACGTTGCTGTTCTGTAGTTTTAGTAAGTTCTTTTGCTATATTTGTGAAGCTACTTTCTGTAGATTTAACTATATCTCGAGTACCTTTAATATTTGCAGCGTACTTTGATGTAAGAGAAGATAATGCTAGATTTACTTCATTTAAAGCATTAGCAGCTTCGGCAGCTTGTTTTGCTGCTGCGCTTGGATCTACATTACCGAATTTTTTATTGTTATCGCCTTCAGCCATATTGCAGTTATACTATAGTAATAAATAGGTTCCTACTGTTTTTTAGAGACAGTAGTTGTATAACTTGCTTTACGTACCGACTCAGGTACTTGTATACTATTTGTATTCTCTAGAGTAGCGTCTTCTATACCTGCTGATTTCTTAGAAGCTTTCTGTTGAGCTTCGTATTCTTCAGTAATCTGTTGTTCGATAGTCTTGGAAGTAAACTTTCTTAACCAGATAGGCATATTGTAAACAGTCTCCCAAGTAAACCCTCCTCTACCGTAGAAAACGATGTCGTGAATTTGTCTGAAGATTAATTGTCTATACTCAAGCGTCAGGCCAAAAAAAGTTAATCCCGATCGGCAGAGCAGCCTCCCTGTCTACTCCGTCTACATCTTCATAAGTCACCGTTAGATCGATATCAGGTGATACTCTTACATACTCTTCTCTTAAAGCTCTAGCATCTTTTGCTAATAATCCATAATCAACAAACTCTCTGATATCCTTTTTTTCTGAGGATCCATTGATAGAAGTGATCATGTGTTTTAATCGAGTAGTAGCTTCTGTGATGTTGTCTTTATTAATCTTTTGAAGACCTTTTACCTCTTGTTCGATCTTTTTCTCATCGCCGTGAGTAAGTAGTTTAAATGTTACTACATTATCTGTGGAGGGTAATTGGAATGTAAACTCGTTCTGACCTCTAGTATATAAAGATTCGTCTACTTCTTTGTTTTCGAATAGAGATAAATCTACAGACTGTAAGCCGTTTCCTAGATTAAACTCGTAATCTTTACCGTAAGATAAAATACGGGCAGCAATCATAATTGCATTCTTGTCTCCTACCAAAAGATCATCGTAGCTGATATCAGATGTAATCAGAGATTGTAATAGCTTGTCAATAACCGTACCTTTCTTAATATAGTTCTGATTGGTAAGTATATCTTCTTCTCTTGCGGTCATGTATTTCATCTCCACAGTACCGTTGGCTAGTGGATGATCCTCTGGGTAGATTAATCCTTTGGATGGTAATTCTACTGTTTCAGTAGGTAGTTTGAATTTTGATTCCATATACTTAATTAGGTGTAACTCAATTTATATATAAATATATGAAAAAAGAAAACCCGAACCAACTAAGATCCGGGTTTTTTTATTGCTTGACAGGGCGAGGTTTATTCTTTACTCGGTAGTGGCGGTGGAGCTGGCTTACCTTTCTTCTTAGACATCACCATTGTATTAAATTGATTAACGTAATACCCTTTATCGGCGTCTGCTAGCTTTTTGTTTTGCAGAACGTAGCTTGCTAAAGCTTGTGAAGCTTTTGTAGCTGTTGAATCGTTACCTGTACCGAAATCTTTAAAACTTGATTTTGGATCGTTTACGTATGCTTTTACTGCATCAATAACGTTTGGAGGTAGTGGTGGAGGTGTTGGAAGATTCTTTTGTGCTTTAAGAGCATTAGTAAACTTAGGAGCACCAATAGGTCCTTTAACTATCTTTACAGAAGATCCGTCTATCGTTGTGCCTTCTTCAACTGCTTCTTCACCTTCTTCAACTTCTGCTTCTGGCATGTAAGTCTCTTTGTAGGTTTCTTTCAACTCAGCAGCCATTTCGTAAAGACTTTCTCTGATCTCTTTAATGTTAGACATCTTAGTTTCGTCTAACATCTCTTTAAATACGGCATTCTCTTCTAGTTCGTTGATTCTACCGTCGTAAGCTTCAAGAATCTCAGCAACAACTTCCATTTTCATTTCCATCGCTGCTCTATTGCAACGTGCTTCGATGATCTCGTAAACAGCGTCAGCGTTTTCTCCTTTAAGAGCTTCAGTTACATATTCTGCAACCATCTCTTCCATTGTTTCACCTTCCATCGGTGCTTCTACTTCCATAGGAGCGTCCATCTCTTGGATAGGTTGCTTGCTTTCTGCTAAGAATTTTCTTAGATCAAAATTATCCATAACTTAATTAGAAGTTTAGTACGCAATAATCCATTGCGAGTGTAAGAGTTATTTCTACTGCGGTGTCCGTAGACCAGTTATATTGTCCGAAGTTGGAATTCTGAATGAATGCACCTTTTATAATCCACTCACCTACAACATCTCCTACTGGGCCGAGCATGTTTAAAGTTACATCTTTTTTGTAGAAATCTGAATAACCAGCTCTACCGGTTACTGATTCGTAAGATAAACGAGCCCATTCCATCACTGCTTGAGCACCTGAAGGTGTTACTGGGTCGTATAAGTTAAGGGTCATGTTCTGCCACTCTCTCTTACCGCGTAATTTTCTGTAACTGTTGATATGATCAAGCTTGATTACGTTGTCGGTAAATTGTGGTGATTGCACTCCTTTAACCAAGTATGATGGAATTCCATCAATATACATGACAAACCTGTTCTGTACCTTTGGTTCAAAGGCAGTGAACATGATTTCATTTGGATCTAATGTAGGCATCGTGTATTTATTTTACTTTATTATAAATAGGTCTCTCTAAATTTATGCATTAAATGCAGCTCCTGTTGGTTCTACAACGAAGTCTAATACGATGAATTCAGCAGTTTTAGTTGGTTGGATAAAGATCTGACCTACTAATTGGTTTCTGTCGATAACATCTGCAGTGTTGTTTGTATCGTCCATCGTTACTCTGAATGCGTAAAGACCTTGTCTCTGAATTACGTTTTCTAAGTACGGGTTAACAGTTGCTAAGAATCTGTTTCTCGTAGCAATTGTGTTTTGTTCGAATACTAAGTTGTTGGCTTGAGCACCGATGAATCTCTTCAAGTTAATTAACAATCTTCTAACGTTTACTCTATCTAAAGCAGAGGCTTTAGTTTGTAATGTTTTCTGACCGTAAGCGACAACACCTGAACCTGGGAAGGTAGCTAGTGGGTTTACTTTACCGCTGTAAAGAGTATCTCTATCAGTTCTAGAAAGTTTTCTTTCTGCTCTAATTACTCCAGGAATACCACCTCTAATAAGACCTGCAGGTGCGAACCATTCTGCTGATACTGCATCGTTGAAGGCCAATACACCTCCCATTACTGCAGAAGCAGGAGCCCATACTTGACGACCTAATCCTTGAGCTTGTACTTTAACCCATGGCCAGTAACCAGCTGCAAATGAACTATTCAATTCACCAGCTTCAGTTACTGCTGTAGATACTGTTGATCCGTAAGAGGTTAAGTCAGCGATAAAGATTGCATCTCCTCTATCTTCTACTAAGTCAATCATCTTACCTAATGTAACAGAGTGGTGCTGTTGGTAAAGACCTGGTGCTAATAGTACGTTAAAGTTAAATGCGTCTTTATTACCTAATACTGCTACTGCGCTATCGTAATCAGATACTGCTCCTGTGGATACTGCTAAACCTTGAGTATCTGTACCGTTAATGTTTTCAAAGAAGTTAGCTTCAGCGGCATCTAATGCTCCAGCACTTCCTTCAAAAGTACCGTGGTA